ACGACGTACAGGTAGCCGCCGTGCGACCACATGCCTCGGATCGGCCCGCTGCCCACGGCCGTGCGGTAGCGCAGCCCCGGCGCGCGGTTCAGGAAGGCCGGCTCTTTGCCGCTTTCCGGCACCACTTCGGGGAACAAATTGATCAGCCGATTGTCGGCAGCGTTGACGCTGCGGGCGACATAGGCGCTACCCAGAATCGGCGACTTCATCAGAACGTGCCGCTGTAGATGTTGAAGCGGGACCGGTTAGCCAACAGGCTGTACGGCAGCGCCATCATGTCCCCGGGGTTGTTGATGCGCTTCAGGTTGCGCTTGGAGGTCATGGCGATGCGCTGCACCTGCGGCGACGGCTCGACGCCAAACTCGGCCGCAAGTTCACAGGCCAAGCAATACCGAAACGCCCGCAGGTAGCCCGGCGGGAACGACATCTCGGTCCCTAGCGTAGTTGCGCGGGTTAACTCCTCAACCGAGATGAAGTGGAACTCCAGCGCTCTGGACGGCACCGGATAGATGTACATCTCAATGTCCGGATGGGTCATGTTCAGCCAAATGACCTGGGGGTAGGTCGAAGTGACTGTCTTGACCGCAATGCCGTCGTACTGCTGCTGGTTGATTTGCTTGATGCCGTAGCTGACGTTAGTCGAGGCGTCGCGGAAATAGGTGGCATCGTCCAAAAGCACTGGACGGTTGCCGATGAAGTTGCCCGTCGGTCCCAGCGTGCGGCTGATGGTGCTGGCCGGCCAAGTGAACACCTGATCCTGCGTGGAGTAAATCGCCAGCCGCTCAATGCTCCACGATTCGATCATCTGGTTCATGGCGTTGAGCGCATCGGAAGCCGTTTCGGCCGAGGGCGTCTCGCCTTCCGCCAACTGCCCAATCAAGCGCAGCGCGCCGTACACGATGTTGCTGGCGGTCGCGGTGCCGGAAACAGGAGTCAGTACGATGGACATGATGCTGTGTCCTTACGGAACAGGATTCAAAATAGCAGCCGGTGCAGAAGTAGTAACCCACGATTTAGTCGTGGCCGCTCCTGTAGCGGGTCTCCAGCTAGGCCCACCAACTTTATCCCCATACGTCTGATCTTGAAGCGTCGCGGTGCCGCTTTCAGTTGCGATGTACAGCGTAACTTGTTCAGACGTATACGGCGTGCCGCGCCGCACCACTTGAAACGGTACGCGTCCGTTAAACGGTCCGATACACAGCTTGGTATGGTAGAACGCGCTGTTAAGACTGGCTTGCGTTTCAGCGTTAGTGCCTAGTACGGCTCTTACCACCACGCCCGAAGACGTATTGGTTATGAAAGGAGCCCAATCAACTACAACCATGCCCATCGCATCGTAAGAAATTACAAACGTGAACGCTGATTTCCAAGTTGTAGTGATGGTAATCGGGGCGATTCCGGGAAGCACGTCATCCATGCGCTTCCATACGTTACGCCTAGAACCATCGGTAGCAAAATTAGGCAGGGCAGCCGAAATACCAAATCGTTTAATTTTGAAATTAGCCCCGTTAATTTCAAATCCGCCGTACGAAGTCATGTACCCGATGAGGTTCAAATCGGTGTATTCGAGGGCCATTTGCCCGTTGATGAACCCGCAGGCATGACCGGTAGTGACATCCATAGTCACATCTAGCCTAAACGTCTTGCCATACGGCGACCCCGCTAGGCCGCCGGATGAGCCGTCAAATAGGGGGCCGTCTCCAGAACCAGGAATATTATACGGACCGCTTTGCCAATATACTGAAGGGGTCCCTGCGATGTTCGGTATGAATCCCCAGTGAATAGCCGCTTGTGCGGGAGCCACTGGGAACAGATAGTTTCCAACTAGCAGAGTTAGCCCGGCACCGGGAGAGGGGGACGAGGCTACTTCAAACTCGCACCAAATATGCTGAACTTTATCGATAGAGTCCGGCAGCTGCGTTTGATAGTAGGTTACGATAGGGCCCGATCCGGGCGAACTTTCTGTAAACCGCCCGTTTACTACGCCGTAATCGCCCCAATCTGCTTCAGCCATACCAAAATAAACAACTCTACCGTTTGTGGGTACAGTCGTGCTCGCGTTCCCATTGGGCAGAAGCGTGAAATCTACTATTGTCGAGTTATCATCACTCGGATAAGTCCAATTCAAGCAGTTGTATACGGCGGGGGACGTATGGGCAGTGTTGCATACAATTGGACGCCCTTCCGGCGCTAAGACCTTTGCGTCTACAGCGTATGGCGTAAGGGGGTTCCAATTAGGAAGTCCGGTCGCAAACCCCGGTGCGGTCCAGCTAGGGGTTGTACCATTTGTGGACAACACTTTACCGGAATTGCCAGTCTGCGATGGAAGCCCAGCGCCGATAGGGGCCGTGTAATCCGCCGAATCAAACAACGAAATATCGCGGTAAGCGTCAGTTGTGAAATTGATCGCTGTAACCGTCAGGCTGTAACGGCCATTAGCAGCGTAAAAAAAGAACTCGCCGCTAGAATCCGTCGTAACGGAATTGCCGACAATCGGCGTAACGCCATTGTCCGAATAGATTGTGGCTGGAGTTGTCGTGCCGTAGATGTAGACAGCTACAGTAGCACCCGCCACCGCGTTGCCTTTTACATCCTGAATGGCGTTTTGGTACTTCTGCACGGGATTCCCTATTCGGTGGACCTGCGTCGCCGCTTCAGATTATTCACTTTTTCGGGTGCGGATTCAAGTGGCGCGGGGGCGGGTGCGCTAGGCGCAACCGGCTCATACCTCACCCAGCCGTTAGCCTCATCGCCAAGCGCTTCCTGCTCGGCAATAGCCACTTTTGCCCCGTGGACGGGGTGCTTCAGGTAGATGTGCATAGGGGAAGGGGGCGGGCAGGCAGTCCGCTTGCCAGCCCCCTAACCTTTAGGCGACGCGGTAGAGCGTCCAGGTGGTTGCGCTCGTCTTGCGAGCGCGGAACATGGAAGTGCTGGAAACCGCCACGCCCATCGCGCCGACCAGCGTCCAACCCGTGTTGGTCGCAATCGTGCCGATGTTCGCGCCGCTCAGGTTGATGACCGAGAAGTCGAACGCGCTGTTGACACGCGCGTTGTTCACAAGCACTTCCAGATCCGCAACCGTAGGCAGGGTGTAGTTCAGCGCCGAACCCGGGGTTGCCGAAATGATGCCCGTCGCCAGCTGCGCGGGCGTCAGCGTCACGGCCGTGGTCAGGCCCGACGTGATATCGCCCTGCACGGTCAGATGAAGTTCGACGTTGCCGTCACCAATCTGGTAACCACCACCAACATTTGCAATCGACATACAAATCTCCTTGAAGTCAGAAAGACCCCGACATTTCTGCCGGGGTCAGGTTAGCGGTCAGCCCCAGAGGCGAACGCCCATCTGCGGACGGATCACCGAGTAGCCGTAGAGCACGTCCACACGGCACGGCATGCGGTCATTGTTGATGTCGTACTGACGGACAATACGCATCGAAATGCCGTTGTGCACCTGCCGGCTGGCCATGTCCACGCCCTGCGGCATGAGCAGATCCGCCGTGGCGAACGCAATGGCGTCCTTGTGGTAGACCAGGTTCTGCGCGTAGTTCTTCGACGCATCACCCAGAACCGTGACCACCGCGTTGTCAGCCGGGAAGGCATCCACAGTCGCCAGCGCGTGCGCGGAGGTGTAGATGGCCGGGCTGATGGACACCGAGGACCAAGCGCCCGAGGAGGCGGTCGCATCGGCAGTCACAACGAACTGCTGGAGCGAGCCGGTGCTCTGACGGGTCTGCGGGTTGACAGCGTACACGCCGGCGATGGTGAACACGTCACCCGCCTTCAGCGTAGCCGAACCCGAATCGCCGTCGATGGCGATCGTCGAGGCACCCTGCGTGCTGATCGCGCCGTTGACCGCAAGGGTCGTGGTGCGCGTGCCCGTGCTGTGGTTGACGATGGACTGCGACATGTTGATCTCGTCGTAGCCCAGCACACCCTCGCCCATCATGCCGCTCTTGAACTGACGGCTGATGGTGCTGGTCGGGTTGAACAAGCCCTTGAGGCCGTCCACCAGTGAAGCGTTGGCCGCCGGGTTCACCGTGGCATAACGCGGCTGCATCGGGGCAGCCATTTCGTTGAGCTTCTGATGACCCTGCAAGAGCACCAGCGCCGTGGCCGGGGTCGTGCCCGGGGTGCCAACCGACTGGTAGAGGTTCTTGTAGGCGTTGGCGACATCAGCGTCGATGCTGGAGGCCAGCTGGCTGATACGCGGCTTGAGCACGCGCTCGGCAAAGTCATCCAGCTGCATGGTCAGTTCAGCAGTGGTGAAGTTGATGCCGATGTGCTTCTGGCTGGCAACGGACAGCGTGGTATACTGCTCGTTGTCATCCTGCACCTGAAGGGCAGCGCCGTCGGTGACCAGCGCGCGATCCGGCAGGCGGATACGCAGCGTGGAGCCGATCTTGGCACCCTGAACAGCGAACGAGTCGTCGTACTGACGGTTCACGTTGCGGGTCAGAACGAGGTTGTTTTCAAGGATTTCGAGGGACTTCCTCGTAATCATGTCGATTGTCAGCAGCGAATTGGCCACGTTAAATACTCCTTGTTACCTGAAACGATTCTGCGCTTCCCACTTCTTGATCTGGCGCTGCCGTTCGGCTTCGATCCATTCCGACGTGCTCATCGTCTTGAGCGAACGCGGGTCAGTGGTGTCCACCACTGATGGAGTCGTAGCCCGGGCAGTCACCGGCGCAATAGGCGCGGGAGCGCTGCTGGTTTTCTTGACCGGCGGATTGTCAGCCAACTTGGCTTCGATCTTGCCGATCTCCTTGGCCTGCAAAAAAGGCGGCAGGCGGGCAATCCGGTCCGCTTCCTTCGGATTCGACCCCAAAAAGTAGGCGAGGTCTGGTCCGACATCCGAGGCCTGGATCGTCTGGGCCATCA